ATCGAAATTCTAGAACAAGCGTCTGATCCACTGATGCCGGAGATTAGTACGAACCTCCGGGTGCGCTTCATTAAGTCGAAGCCTAACCTCAGAATCGTCTCGGTGCCTTTGGACGAATTCCGGGTATCCCGGAAGGCCAAAGACGTGGATTACGCACCACTCATTGGGCATGACCAAGTTGTTAACGTGTCTGAATTAGTCCAAATGGGGTACTCTTTAGAGGTTCTAGAGGAATTTATGGGCGCGACTACGCAGAATGGTGCATCTGCGGACCGCATGTTTAGAAATAGCGGGATCGACGAAGGAGACATTACCGATTCTTGGGATATTCGATATGGGTGTTACTATGTCAGAATCGACAAGGATGGGGATGGAATTGCTGAGCTACGAGAAATTAAAACTGTTGGAGACAATCATATCATTATCCATGACGAAGTTGCTGATTACGCAAATTTTGCCGTATGGTGTCCGGACCCCGAGCCTCATACTCTTGTCGGTGATACTCCTGCTGATCTCGTAAAGGACATCCAAGTAATTAAGACCAATATGCTCCGGGGTTCGTTGGACTCTCTTGCGCAGTCTATTTGGCCTAGGACGGTGTTCAATCAGACTATTACCAATGCGGACGACGTGTTGAACGACGAAATTGGCGCTCCAATTCGCACCACGGGTGATCCGGGTCAAGCGGTAATGTCGATTAATCATAACTTTGTCGGTCAACCCGTTTTCAGTATGTTCGAAGTGATGGAGTGGCTTCGTCAATCAAGGACGGGCATTTCGGATGCATCGAAGGGCGTAGACCCCAAGGCGCTGCAATCGACGGCGGTTATGGGCGTTGATGCTATTGTTCAGGGTGCCCAAGAACGCATTGAATTGTGCGCTCGCATTCTGGCGGAAACTGGAATGAAGCAGCTATATAAGGGGATGCTGCGCGAGATAGTTAAGCACCCCAATCAGGATCGCACACTTCAGCTGAGGGTCGAATGGGTAAATGTTAATCCATCCACATTCGATCCCACGATGCGTGGATCGGTTAATCCGACCCTAGGGAAGGGTTCGGATATGACGCGGCTAATGGTGCTGCAGGAAGTGAAGCAAACTCAGACAGCCATTATGACCCAATTCGGGGTGGAGAACCCTCTCTGCGGCGTACAAGAATTCCGCAATACCCTCACGGACATTTTGGCTATTGCGAACGTGAAGAACGTGAGCCGGTACTATCGTGACATCGACGCCGCAACCGTTCAGCGTATCGCAGAAACACCTAAAGAGCCGGATGCGGCTACCCTTCTCGCTCAGTCGGCCATGGAGAAGAATCGGGTCCAAATGGCTACCGCAATATCTAAATCAAACTTCGAGGATAGGAAGCTGCGGATAGATGACGATTTCCGTCGCGACGAGATGATAGTGAAAGGTATCTTGGATGCGGCGAAGATCGAGGCTCAGTTCCTCGTAGACGTCAATGAGGCGGAATTTGAGTCGGAGAATACTCCGGTTGTGAATGCGAACTACAATCCGCTTCCAGTACCTGATTACACTTCACAAGTGATGGGAACGCCTGATGCCGTACAGCCAGAACCGGCCCCCGACCAGCCAATCGCCCCTGACGGGACGCAAACAGCTGTCTGACTTCGAAGTGGATGAACGGGCGGCGGAAGCTAAATCTCTATTGGATAACTCTGTGTTTGTGGATGCTTTAGACGAGGTATATTCACAGGCACTAGGAACACTGTTAAACGCCGATGTGGGTAGCTTGACAGCCAGTACGGCCCATGCTACCATGAAGGCCATTCGCGACGTTCGAAGTAAATTAGAACAATATGTTACGGACAAGCGTATGCGTGATAAGTTCAATAAGGGGGATAGTTAATGGCTGATGGTATCGAAGAAGCTGCCGTAGCGTTCGACAACGCGATGAAGTCTGACGGCAAGCCTCCGAGCAAAGCCCCTAGTAAGTCTCCCGATCGCACCGAAGGCCCTCCCGAGGCTCTCTTCAAAAATGTTGGAAATTTAGACCCCGACGCTGAGGCGAAGGGCGGCGGAGACGATGAACCTGATCCGGAGGAACTTATTTATGGCGATCCCAAGAAAGGTAAAGCCGATAAAGGGGATTCTGGCGAAGGAGATGAGCCGGATAGCGACGGAGATGACGCCGACGAACCTGATGAGCGACCCGACGATGACGACAATGAGGGTGCTAAAGAAGAAGCCGAAGAAGAAGCTATTCTCGCCCAAAAAGTTGAAGTCACCGTCGATGGAGAGCCTGTTGAAGTTTCCGTAAAGGAAGCTCTAGAGGGCTACATCCGGACTGAGACATTCCACAGGCGGATGAATCAGTTGGACGAGGCGAAAAAAGTAGTTCGCCGCGCCGCTGCCGATGCCGTTCAGAATTACGAATACTCCATGAATGTGGCTCAGCAGATGGAAGCCCACATGGATCAGATGATTCAAGGAGCCAAATTGGGATGAGGAAT